GCTTATATGGCTCACAAGCCGTTTACCCCCGTTGCGACACGGCAAAGCTGCTCTGCGAGTTAGCGCGGCAACGCACGTTAACTCCGGACGCTATCAAGACCATCAAGGCTCTTGGCTATTCAATCGAAGTAATTCAACCAGTGGTGACACTATGACTGACGCAGAATTCGATGCTCTGATATCAGAGCGCAAGTGCCGCAAGTGCGGCGAAGAGTACGAGGGCGAACACGTTTGCAAGGACGTTAAAGACAAAGCACAAACGTTCGCGCTCAACACTTGGCTGTTCGACTACCCGTCCGACATGACCTACGAGCAAATTGTCGAGGCTCTCGACAGGGACAAGTGGTCAGAGCAGCACGATGGTTGGAAAGATAAGGGCATTGTGCAGAGAGAGGTTATCGATGATGGGGTTTGCGGCGAGATGATTGCCGACTACATCCGAGAGACGTTTAAACGGGCAATGGGTTTAATTGGGGAGGTGCAACGTGGCTAGTCACATTGTTATTGGGCATGACGAGGGCGGCTGTATGCATACATACGAGTTTGCTACCGCGCATCAAGCAAGCGAGTTTGTTCGACAGGTAGAAAGCTTGGCTGATATTAGTTGGGTTCAATACGAGATGCGCCCAATTAGTGTGCGCGAGGCTTTGCTTTCAATCAAAGAATACAAGGAGTGGTTATGCGGGTCAGAGACTTAAAACATCGGCTGTTAGTGAGCAATATCGGCAAGCGGTGCAAGGACTTTACTTGGCACTGCATTGTCTGCGAGTCGTACCGTTTTCTAGATGACAACGGACGTTTTCCGCATTCGTTTGACGAGGTTAATAACTGGGCTGCGCCGTACCGTGCAGCGAATGATTTACTGGAGGATGTATGAAAGCTTATTTTCGCAGGGCAACCGTTGTCGGGCATGGGGGTATGTCATGCCCCTGCTGCGCCCCGAAGTCGGGCAACAAGTACGGTGCAGCCGCCCGTACCGTCATCAAGCGTCAAGCCAAGCGTTGGCTCAGTCGCTTGGTCACTCAGTTAAACAAGGGGGAATGATGACGGATTTTGAGAGGATTGAATTGGCGTTTGACATACTAGATAACTGCCGCTTGCATGACACGGACGGCAGCTTGGTTCTGCTTGAAGTTGACCGCAAGCTTTGGGAACAATTTACTGAGGATGATAAAGATGAATAAAGATTTGCGTGAGGCGGCGTACAAGGCTCTGAGTGCGCTTAAAAGGATTAAGACATACGGTTCTATCTATCGGTACAAGGCAAGCGAACAGCCCCCGTATGATCAGGTATGCGAGGCGGTCACAAACCTTGAAGAGGTGCTGTACGACCCCTGTTGGTACAAGTACGTTTCAGACGAGCAGTTGTTGAACGAGGTAAATCTTAGGAAGATTGGAACATGAAACAATACACCGTGACGTTCGTTGTGAGGGCGGTGATCAACCGCTCTGACGATGAGGAGGAACTACCCAATCCACTGGATAGCTCTGAGTACAACATTATCTCAGCGACAGAGCCTGAGATTTTAGACGTTGAAACGATTACCGAACATGACTTGCTTTGAACTTGCCCCCCTGTCCTCACGGATTGGGGGGTTTTTTTTCGTCCAAAATTCTACGCAGAATCGGCAATAAGTACTTTGTGCGGATGGCGTTAACTGTTTAAACGGGCTTTGTTTGAACCCGGACGCCATCTGGCTAACCGGGAGGTCTCCCGACATTGTTTAAACGGTTTACGGTCTCCGCTGGAGGGAACAGGTCAGGAGGGCAGGCGGAACGGTTTCAACTGGCTTTGCTCCAAGGCATAACAAATGTTGTAACCAAAGCTTGTCTTGTTCTCTTCTTTGAACAGGTCTTCTTTCGATGCCCATCCGACTATGTCGCAACCAAAGTTATCGACTATGGTGAATATGTATATGTCGCAGGGCTTATCTGCCTTGCCAATCTTAGCAAGCAGCTTGCCGTTTTTGTGGCGGGTTGACTTAACGTCTATGGTCTGCCCTTTGCGGGTTGTAAGGTCTGAACCCCCGACTCTGTGCTTGGTGTTTATGTCAGGGCAGAGATTCAAGACCTTGGCTACGCAGAATTCCGCAATCATCCCGTCGAAATGAATAGTGAACTTATCCATGTCTTTGCCCATTTCTGCGTCAACGGCTTTGTACATACTGTCTGATTGCTTGAGCAAGCCAATCGTTCGACAGACGTACATTTCCTCCGGAGTCAGGTTGACGCGCATTAGAAAGCGTCCGGTGTCTCAAAATATGTGCCTGTTGTTTTATTGTAGGACAGGGCGGTTTCACCTTGAGTGCCTATCCATCTGTATCTACACTTCCATACCGCAATCTGCACCTCTGTCTTGAGCCTATGCACTGTGATACCGCAATCAGCTTTAGCCCACCAAGCCATACTGCCTGATATTGACATACCGTCCGGTCTTGGCAAATCCATGCCTGCCCTTGTAATCTTGGACGGGTGAGCGACGAACCATACATGAACCCCGTAGGCTTTGGCGAATGCCTGTACCCTCGTCAGCATATTGCTGATGAACTCCGTCTCTGAGGCTTTGTCTTTGTTATCAATGTAATTGTAGGGGTCAATGACAAGCCCTCTGATGCCCATCCTCACCACGGCGATTTTTGCCCGTGCAAGTATTGAATCAATGGTCGCGGGTTCTACGGACTCCGAATCTAGAAAAATAAAATGATTCTCTACCCAATCAAACGCATCTTTTTTCTGCGTCTCAGTCATTCTGCTTGAACCCTCAAAGAACCGTTTTTCCTCCTTGATTTCCATCAGGCGGGAGATATGGACTTCGGGTTGGTTCTCAAAGGAGCAGATTGCAAACTTCCAATCATGCGTTTTAGCTAGGTTGACCATCATCTGATCAACAAAATTACTCTTGCCACTGCTTGGGTATCCCGTCACCACGGTTAACTGACCCTGAGCAATGGTGTAAATCTGATCCACGTTGGAGTATCCAGTGCTTGTACCCTTCCCGTTACCCTTCGACCATAAGTCGTTTAAACGCTCTTGATACTTGCTGGGAGCAGATAATCCGGCGACGGGGTAAGGTTCTGCGTTATCGATTATTCTTTGAACCTCTGCCGTGCCTTTGTCTAGGAAAGCCTCATTCAAATCTTTGTGATCAAACTTAGCTACCCTGCATCGGTCTTTGCCTATACGCCTTGCTAATTCCTCTGCTAGGGCTTGCCCTGCGGTGTCGGTGTCTGTGGCAATGATGACATAGGGGGCAGCTTGAAGAATGTCGTTGGCTGACCACACAAAGGCAAACTTCTTGTCTTCTGATGCGTCAATCTTTCCATCACGGACTTTCATGGGTGCGCCTGATGGGACTGAGAGACCGTTCTTAATCCCGCATTCAACCAAGGTCAGGGCATCTATCTCGCCCTCAACGATGACGATGGGTAGGCTAGGGTCAATCGAATCAATACCGAAGAAATCATGCGCTCCCCCTGCGTCTTGCATGAAGTCTTTTGATTCAATGCTGCGGTACTTGGCAGAGATAAGCTTGCCGTCTTTGTAATAAGGAAAAGCGACTGCGTCTGCCACTTTTTCTAATTTATTGAACCATTTCTCTGCTGAGAACACCCCAACTGAGTCTGCCGTTTCTTTTGATATGCCCCGTGTTTTTAAGAAGTCATAGTGCTTATCTTGCATGACGTTGACGGCAATGGGTTTGATCATTGGGATCACGTTACTCACCTGTTTTGTTTTAAAGGGAATAAAGCCGCTGCTATCACAATGATGACAGTGGTATACCCACCCATCATTTTTACGGGTGACAACGCAGTCTTTTGAGTTTGATTTCTTGCGCTCTGTCGAGCAATCGGGACAGGCAATCCTGCCCTCTTCAAGCTGTGCTTGCATTTAGCCTCCTGCGGGTTTTACTTCTTAGGTTTGTTAATCTTGACCGTATGGTCGCTGTTTCTTGTAAAGCTTCGATTGGCACTAGGAGCTTTGAGCTTTAGATTGCTTTTGGCATTCGTTCCACCCTTGGACAATGGCTTGACATGATCAATGTCTTTACCTGTCCGGTCTATACCCGCTTTGTCGAAAGCGTAACGCGCTCGTTCACGCGCATTCCGTTTCGGCTGCTCACCACGGGCAAGCTGTTGCTGATACTCTTTTTTAAGCGGTCTGTCCGCTTTGTTCTTGTATGGCATGGGGTTCTCTTTCAAATAGACGGGGTTCTGTAATCCAGTAACCCCCTGCGTTCTTTTCCATGAGTTTACTCGTCATTTCGTCAGGAGTCATGCATCTTCTATCGACCCCGTATTGACCGTGACGGTGCTTTTCAAACGCACTGTTAGAGTTAAAGTATTCCTTACACGACATACACTGATTCTTTGACTGTCCTACTCTCATTTTCTTTCTCCATAGTCCTACCAAGGGTGATAGCGGGGGCTAAACACCGTGATCCATATAAGCAGTTGTGAGGGCATAGACAGAGCCTTAGAACAATGCTTATACCAATCCTACACAGAGTTAATGTTCATTCGACATAAGATTGTCTCACCCATGCTCTTATGTCTTGTGCAGTCCCCAGTTAAGGCTGCGAGGCTTGCCTACGGGTGTTGTAGAGCCTATGTTTACTTCCGCGCCACCCAGTTAAGTGCTTGCTATCGTGCGGAGTACGGGCGTAAAAAAAGCCGCTTTGAAGTGTATCTGTGGCGGCATCCTATTTCTAAGACCGTTCTTTGATAAATACTTTCCAATCTACTTATCAAAAAACAAGATACACATCAAAACGGCTTAAACATTACCCGCCACGGACAATGCTCATGCAGACTATTCTATACATTATTTTAAAAAATGCAAATAAAAAATTCTTAAAAGTTATGCACTGGGGCTAATCTGCCTAATTTTGATATAATTAAATTGTTCCTCGTTCAGGGAACGCACTTGATTAGCCTCCAGTGAAGACCTCCCTCGGTCGGTAAAGCCACCCTTAAACCGGTGGCTTTATTTTTTCTACGACAATCTCGCAGCGCGGGTTCTCTTTGTCTAGGTGATGATAGATATGTTTTTCTTTTACCTGACGGTCATTTTTATAGGCTACGTCCTGTAGCAAGTCCAGTATCAACGACTCGTCTAGGTCAGGTCTTCTACTGGCGTACCAAATATGAATCGTTACGCATAAATCACCCTCCAGAAGCACACCAGAAACTGCTTGCTGTTTAAACGCTGCTGAGTAGCTCAGAGCTTTTGACGATTTAATCAGCCTTGATACCCCACCGAAACGCACAATCTTTCTACTGTTGCTTTTTGACGCAGGCTCACCAAATATTTTGAATGAAAGCACTTGCATTATGTTTTTCCTTGCGTTAGTATTATGTTTCCTACTCGGAGGCTATTATGAAAATCACCAATAAGTTTGGGTTGCCTGAACCCTTTGTCGCCCTTGCGTCAACAAGCTTTTACAGCAAAGGTAAAGCTGATTACTCTGTTACAGAGATCATATCACCACCACGCATACAGCGGCTACGTCAGAGGCATTATGCTGAGATGGAGCAAGATGTAAGCGACATGACATGGTCTTTAATGGGTACGTTAGCCCATCATTTCCTAGAGCAGCACACTGCTAAAAACCATACCAACGAAGAGCGTTTGTTTGTTGAAGTTGATGGTGTTACCCTGTCCGGTGCGATTGACTTGCAAGAGGACGTAGGGGGAACGGTTCAAATTACTGACTACAAATTCACCTCTGCGTGGGCGTTACGAGCCGACAAGATTGAGTGGATTCAGCAGCAGAATATCTACGCATGGTTAGTCTTCAAAACCACTGGCAAGAAAGTGTCAGCTTTACGCATCTGCGCGTTTATCCGTGATTGGAGTCGCAGACAGGCTATGACTGATCCCACTTACCCACAGGCAAGCGCACAGATGGTCAGCATTCCTTTATGGGATTTTGACAAGACTGAGGCTTACGTCAAAGAGCGCGTAGAACTTCACCGCGAGGCAAAGGTAGCTGCTGATTGGGAAATGGAGTTACCCCCATGCACTGAGGATGACCGTTGGATTCGGGAGACAAAGTATGCCGTTCTTAAAGAGGGTCGCAAGACCGCTGTTCGGGTTTTGGATACGGATGCAGAAGCGGCTGCGTTCATCATGGAGATGCCTGAAAAGGACAGAAAGATTGTCTCCATCAGCGTCCGTAAAGGCGAGGCAGTCCGTTGTACAGGAAACTTCTGTGGGGTTTCCAAGTGGTGTTCACAGTTTAAAAAGGAGCAAGAAAATGCCGAAGTATGAAGCCGTTGATTTAGGTTGGTCACAACCACTGGCTCGCAATGATGACCCTGTCACTAGCCACAAGGCAGCAGCGTCAGTTGCGGAAGTTACGTCAAAACACGCCATGATGATTTTGGATGCGTTGTTTACGCAGGGTGATATGTCAGCCACGGGCATTGCAGAATGCCTTGGGATGGAACGCGCACAGGTGTTCAGGCGTATGTCAGAGTTAGAGAGGCGTGGTTTTATCTATGCAACAGGCAGATTGCTTAGGTCGCCGTCAGGCAGAAATGAACGTGAATGGTCATTTAAGCGAGGATAACAATGAGTTTACATAAACCCGAAAGACAACCCAACGAATCTTTTGCAGATTACAAGATACGCAGAAAGATGGCTAAGGACTTAGTCAAAGTTGCAGAGACCGGACAGATGACAAGTTTTCAAACAAAGTTAGTAGAAGCGTTTAAACGAGGAGAAGTGAAATGAAGACTAGACAAGAGTTAATTTTAGATTTTATGTTGGCACTTGCGCCCAATTATCTAAACATACATAAAGATAATTGCAAGCTTTGGGAGATTTTGCATGGCGACCCCACGGGATACCCTTGCCCGACAGAGGCAGAAAGTGTTTTCTTTGTAGCCACAAGTTTGGCTGATCAATATTTGGAGAACGTATGAAAGTGTTTAAAAAGCTACAACAGGCACGGGTAACCCTGCTTGACGCAAACCTGAAGAAATCAGGCAAAAACAAATTTGCCGGATTTGAGTATTTTGAGCTTGGTGACTTCATGCCAACCATTAACAAGATTTTCTTAGACGTTGGTCTGTGCGGAATCGTTCATTTTACAAATGACTATGCCATTTTGACAATCTATGACGCAGATTCAGAAGCAGCAGAGTGCATCGACTTCCGCAGCCCGATGGTCTTTGCATCTAACCCCAAGGGGCAAGCCATCCAAGACTTGGGTAGCACACATACCTATCTGAGACGCTACCTGTGGCTCTTGGCGATGGATATCGTTGAGTCTGATACCGTGGATGCCCTACCCCAAAAAGAAACGCCCAAAGCCCCTCCTGCCGAGGCTCCAAAGGTCATTGAAACACCTAAGAAGAAAGCGGTAGACCCTGCTCAACAAGCTTTCTTTGTGGACAAGGCAATTGAAGAGGGCAAGCAGTGCGAATCACTGGCTAACCTGTCTAGCCTGTGGAAGAACAATCAGAAACAGATTGATGAAATCAAGGTTTCTAACAAGGAAGAATTTACCCGCTTGCAAACGGCTTTTGCAGATATCAAATCATCACTTCAGGAGTAGTTATGGCTTACGACAAACCATTTGAAAACAAAGCACCCTACGGCAGTCTGTTCGCAGCTAAGGCAAAGACCAATCCCAAAGCACCGGATTACTACGGTGATGTGGTGATTGATGTGAGCCAGTTTGAGATTGTTGACGGAACAATCAAGATTGCCTTGAGCGGATGGAAGAAACCCTTGACCAACGGCTCAGGTACGTTCCTCAGTCTTCAAGCAAGCAAGCCGTTCGTCAAGGGGGAGCAGCGTCAGTCTACTCCCGCCGACATGGACGATGATATCCCTTTCTAGGAGTTTAAACATGGTTACCAAAAAAACAGTGAAGAAAACCGTTATGAAGCGTGTTCCAAAAGCACCGACAGAGCCTTCTTTGTCGGAGCAGCTTGCGGAAAGCGAAGCCAAGCTTGAGTTGTCCATTAGAGCCTTGATGTTTGCACGAGACGCAATGAAACACATGGCTGAACTGAACAGCGAATTGCTTACAGATTATCAAAAAGCCGTTAAGCATATTGCAAAACTTGAGCGCAAACTGGAGAAAACAAAATAATGGATGCTCTTCAATTTGAGGCAGTTAAGGTCTCGCTTAAACAAGACCGCACTGGCTTCATCTTGACGCTAAGTATTCACCCTGACGAAATTCCCGAAGACTTAATGCGGGATTTTGTCGGGGCTAGGTACGGCGTTGCGATGGTCAGAATCAATGACGATGAATCCCCTGTGGATTACACCGTTAAGAAGGCGGGGATGCTCTGTAGAACGCGAGATTTCCAAGTGTGGCTACAAGATACAGGACACATTGAAAAACCCAGTGAACATGCAGCAGCCCGTGCCGTATGTGATATCTGCGATGTATCGTCTCGTTCAGAGCTTAGTGGCAACACGCTATTCAAACAAATGGTAGATGAATATGAAGCATGGAAAAAAACTCAGCCCTTCTAAGTTACACGCAGTAATGATTTACCTAAAGCCTGTTGACGCTGACAGGCTGACTAGGTTTGCTAAGAACAACAACGCATCTAAATCTCAAATTGCCCGCGAGGGTATTGAGATGCGGATGGACTTAAACCCGAATCAGTTTAATGCGGGCTTCAATGAAGGTTTAAACGCTGTCATTGAGGTGATCAACAAAGACCCGTTGTTTGGATTCAGATTTCCGTCGGGTCAAACCGGATCAGCATATGTCATTAACCTGTTTCAACACTTGTTCAGGAAGATTGATGAATGACGAAGACCTTAGAGATTTTTTTGCTGCGTTTGCAATGATATCTAAAGCTTGGATTCCTCCTGATTTACAGGCTCATGCTAAGAATTGTTATGCAATAGCAGATGCAATGATTGATGCTAAATACGCAAAGGAGGAACAGGGAATAGCTGCTGTAATTAAACGCACAAGGAAGAAAAATGTCTGAATACCAAAGAGGCTACGCAAAAGGTTTTGAAGACGGATGTAACTTTATGAAAACAACCGAGGGGAGTTTAAATGTCAAAAGTAAAGATAGGGATTCACTACGAGCCGAAGTGGTTCGAGAAGAGACAGACAAGCGGGTGGTACAGCGGGAAGAACCCTCCACTTGATTATGACGCTATGCAGTTGCAGTCTGCGTTGTTAGGCACAGGCGTTGCGCGTCTGTGGAAAACTAAGTTGGCTATCTGCGCTGCGTGTGCTGTTGTCACGCTGTATTTTGCATGGTGCTACGGGGTGTTTGAATGAGCGACTCCGTAATACAAAGACTGGCTGACCTAGAAAAAATTGCCTTACAAGCTGGGTTTACAAAAGCCGATTTTAATACCGCAGCTTTGTTTCGCGTGATTGAAAAGTTTGATGAACTAACCCGCATTGACCAGCGCATGAAACTGGAAGCATGGCATAAAGAAGAACTCAAAGAAAACCGTAAACACTTAACAACAATTCGTGATGCAAGGAGCAACAAAATGAATGAATTTAAAATGTCGTTGTTGGATTATTACGCAGGACTTGCTATGCAAGGAATGTTAGCTAACCCTGAATTAAAAGACCAAATACTAAAACAAGGGCAGTCGTGGGTTGAAGAGTCTGCGTGGAAAGTTGCACAAGCCATGATTAAAGCTAAAGAAACTGTACAGCCCTTACGTCATATGCCCCTTAAAGAATTTAAAGAGCTTTCAAATAGAACACGCAATGCGCTCCTGTCAGAAGAGATTGAAACGTATGGGCAGTTAGTCGATACACCTGCGTTGTTCCTAACAAAAATAGTAAATCTAGGCAAGGTTGGGCAAGCTGAGATTGCCAAGCTACTTGAGCGTGGCGAAGGATGAGTACATCAAGCGCAGTGATTGAGTTGGTCGGGTACTTTTACCTTGTGATCTGTCTGATTTTATGGGTGATGCTATGAACGAAACTTTTCTGTTGTACCTGTTTACACGGCTTGATAGCTTGAACGGAATACTTGCTTTTTTGGGGGTTTGCATAACGTTGGCAACGGCTGCTTCATTGGCTGTTGCGTGTTTCCTGCTTGCAAATGATGAAAATTATCCAAGGTTCTTTCACAAACTCTGGATTGCCTGTTCGGCGGTGTTGTTGCTCAACATCATCGTTCCAACACAAAAGGATGTAGCTTTGATCCTTGCAGGCAGCACCATCATGTCGCTTGCCAAAACCGAAGATGCTAAACGTATCACAAGCAAGTCAGTGCAGGTTGTTGAGCAGTACCTTGATGCGTTCCTTAAAAAGGAAAAGAAATAATGGCTATCGTAAATGGTGCAAATATAACGTCAATTTTATCTAGTGCAATTCACTCAACAGTTAAAGAAGCGATCAGGCAAAAGTTTATTGAACTGATTGTCAAAGACATTGAGCCAATTCTTACAGAGTACACAAACCAAATTGTTACTCAGGTGTACGAAATGAAAGACCCGTATTCGATGGATGGGTTGAAGATTAACGTAACGTTTAAACTTCCGGAGATGAAATGAACCAAGACCAATTTGCATACTGGCTGCAAGGCTTTGTCGAAATGAACGGTGGCAAAGAGCCAACAAAGGCGCAATGGAAAATGGTTAAAGATCACTTGCAGTTGTGCTTTGTGAAAGGTGGGGTAAACATTCCGCAAGGGCAATACCGTAACCCTGTACATATGCAACCGTGGCTTACGCCTGTTATCCGTGGTGGATATGGTGGGCAAGGCGGCGGGGGTGGGTGCTGAAATGAACTTACTAAGCCCTGAGAAAATCTTACGCAATCTCGACCACGGTTACTTCATGACGCACCAAGAGCAAGCCGAGGCAGCGCAGTACATACGAGAGTTGCAGAAGATAAATGCTGCATTAAGAGAGAGTTTAATTATGAACGCCGAAGAATTGCAGCGGTTGCGTCAACAATTTGGGTTATGGAAAAAGGATAGAACATGGACAAACGATTAAAAGAGTTGGCTGTGCAAGCGGGGCTTGAGTTTAATGACAATGAGGTGGCGCGGTGTGATGAAGTTGACCTTGAACGCTTTGCCGAACTTGTGCGCCAAGACGAGCGTGAGGCTAATGCAAAGTTGTGTGAAGACTTGGCAAGAGAGATTGGTAATAAAAATTACATTGCGGTGGATCAAAGGCAATTTTGTGCAAAACAAATCAGAGCAAGGGGTGAGAAATGAGCCGTGAATTGTTGAAACAAGCGTTGTACGCTTTGAAATACCACTCAATACAAACTAGACCAATTGATCTGACGAACGAAACAATCGAAGCCCTGTGCCAAGAGTTAGCCAAGCCTGAGCAAGAGCATATGTTTGATACGCCTGAATCACACATTGTTAAATGGTCAATACCCGTTGACCCAAATAATTTTGGTGAGCCACTCGCACAGCCTGAGCCACAAGTATGTTGTAACGATTACGAAAAATGTATTAAGGCTTGTACGCCTAGAGGTCGATGGTTGGCGGAACAAGAGTTAGCCAAGCCTGAGCAAGAGCCTGAGATTGTGCGTCGAGTAAAAAGGTACATGGGTAAGCGGCGTGAATCTGTTGGCAGTCCTCATATCACTGCAAAAGAATGTATTGCATTAGCAAACTGGATTGACTCCATACTTACCGCACCATCACGCAAAGAATGGGTCGGGCTGACGGATGATGAAATTAAAGAAGTGCTTGATTTAAACGTAGCACCTTGGTCGCTATCAGGGGTTGCGTTGCAGCATGTAATGGATGACGCTCGTGCCTTAGAGGCAAAGCTGAAGGAGAAGAACAATGCCGTTTAAACCACACCCAGACAACCCAGACTTAGTAATTTACAACCCGCATGAGTATTGGATACCCAAACAGTGGCAAGGGCTGACTGACGAACAGCTTTCAGAAACCTATAACGATTTGTACACGCAGTACACAAGAGACGATGTAAATATTGCAGATTTTATTTTGATCGCCCGTGCTATTGAGGTGCTACTCAAGGAGAAGAACGGTGGATAAAGAATACGAAGAGATCAGCCGCAGGTATTTAGAACGCGCACGACAGCACACCGAGGAATTACAGGCGAAGTGGAAAGAAGCAATGGACAAGGCGATAGCATTTCAAGAAGCGTTTAAACAGGAGAAGAAATGAAAGAGCAAAAGTTTTTCAGGGGTGACTTGGTGCAGATTGCCGATGACCTTGGTTCGCCAATGCGCCACTTTGCCAAGGGCTGCAAGGCTATTGTGATTGGTACATATGCTGAGTTGTGTCATGACGATAACAATGTGGATGATTATCAGCTCTACATTCTACCCAACAGAGGTTCATGCGCTTGGTATCACGAGCCTCAACTGACGCTGATTGAACCAAACCGTTACGACCTATTACCGAAGAACAACCGAGCGCGACTCAACTGGGAAGCGCAACAAGCAAGGGATAACAAAACACAGTTTAAACACCAAGAATACACGGTGACATTAGGAAAAAAGCATGACACCAGATAACAAGGACAAGGAGTTTTACGACCTTGGCAAAAAGATGTTTGACCACATACAAGCAATCAAAGCAAGGGCAGAGCCGAAGATGATGACTGAAGAAGACGAAGCCTTTGACGCAATTGAACGCGCTCAACAGCAACGAGTTGAGGACAGCATACGCCGCGCAGCACAAGAGAGTGCGTTGCACTTCATATCGGAGAGTGATGCAATCGAACTGGGCATGATGACGTTACGCAAGGCGTACGAGATTGGCTATCGTGCAGGGATGTATACAGAACAGAGGAAGAAAAATGGCAACTAAGAAACTGTCAATAGAGGAACAACTAAGCCAAGCAAAAGCTGAAATAGCTCACCTAAAAGAGCGTTATGACGATTTACATAACCGATGGACAACAGAGATTACTGCGCGAGCAAAGGATAGTCGTGAGTTAGAAAATGCATACGTACGGGGTATAAAACTCAAGGGTGTGATTGAATACCTAGAGGAGAAATTAAAAGATGAGTGACGTACCGCAGTATGTAGTACCCAAGAACATAACCGTGGGTCAGGCTTTACAGAAGTGTAACAAGGCTACGGTTAGTGCGTTGGTTGTGCTAACAGGCAAAGATATAAAGCATGTTCGCAACTCAATCAAAACCCTGTACACAACCAACAAGATTCACATCGGCAGCTACGAGTTAACCAAGCGTGGCAAGATATCCCGTGTGTGGCATTGGGGTGACGGTGACGATGCAAGAGAACCTGTAGATAGCAATGGCAAGTTAACATTTATTCCCCGTCCTGATGAGGCAGCAGCATGGTTAAGGAACCCAATATGAACCACGACGCAATTAAACAGTATCTAGACGAGATGCAACAACATCACCTTTTACAAGTAAGCGCACAAATACGCGCTAACGAACAACAAGTAGGCGGCGCACACTACGCAGTCAAAGCGATACAGCCGTGGGATTTTATAATTGCCAATGATATCGGGTACTTAGAGGGAAATATCATAAAGTACATTAGCAGATGGAAAGACAAAGGCGGTGTAGAAGACCTAAAGAAGGCTCAACATTACTTACAAAAGCTGATTGAAACCCATGACAAAAAAAGAGTGGTTTAAGTTAATTCAAAACATGGGCTGCATTGTCTGTTTAAACGAAGGGCTGGGTGTCTCACCAAGTGATATACACCATGTTTTAAGAAACAGTAGAAGGATTGATGACTTGCATACAATCCCTCTCTGCCCTTTGCATCACCGGTCTGGACACAATACAGAAGAATATGTGTCTAGGCATCCGTGGAAAGCAGAATTTGAACGCCGGTACGGAACCGAGATGGAACTGTACCAGCAGACAAAAGACCGTTTAAACGTTATCTAGCTATCCCAGCCCTTTCTGCAACGTCATAACCTTTCTTTGCAGTTTGGGCTAACAGTTTCTGAAGCTCGTTGATGCGAGTTCTCTTCTCATCTGCGTCCATTCCTTCTCTGTTTTCCACTCGCTTGATTTCTGTCTTAATCTGACCAAGCTGTTCTCCAATTTTTCTAAAGACGGGAGCAGCAAGCATTTGCTTTTTCTTGTCCTCGTCATTTAGGTACTCACGCGCAGTATCAAACAAGCCTTCTTTCTTTAACTTTGCAAACATATTGGTCATTTCTTTAGCGTTATGCTCTAACGTATAGAAATCAGATACAGCTTTGCTAACTTTAGGATCAGTCATAAACGATTTGAAAACTAGGTTAGCCTCAATATTCTTTGTTGGCTTATCAGTTCCAATGAGGTCGCTAGTGACTGCCAAGAACGTACCACCAAGTTCGGCAAAGTACCCTTTAATCAACGCATCAATCTTGGCAGGAGAAAGCCCCATGCTGTCTAACCCTGCTTTACTGGTAGCTTTGGCAAACTCACTAGCATTGCGACCGCGTTCTGCTACTGGCAAACCTTGATCACTCATACCTTCAATTGGATTTCCAGTAAACAATGAATGGTTCATAATCACTTCCAAAGCCGGTTTAAACGCCTGTGGAACGATTGTGCCACCTCCGGGGATGTTATGAATTAACCCGTCTTTGACAGACTTGGCAACCTCTTTGCCTGTGCTTGTGCCTGAGTACCACCGCCATCCTGCTTCGGGAAGGGTTTTAAACAAGAAACCAATCTCAAACGGCACAGGAATCTTAACGAATGTCTTACGCCCGTCAGGTGTCGTTGTGGGGAATAACCAGTTCCCATCTTTCACATAGTCAGGAAGGTCTTTGTACTCATCGTCATCTGTGTACATCATTGCGTACATGGTAGACATTAAACCCATCACAGCAGCGCGTTTAGCAAAGGTTAGCTGCGCTTTCCTTCTCTCAGCAGGAGGTAATCCATAGCCCGTAGCCGCACGGTAGACCGTGTCCAAGCTTGTAATGGCAGCTTGGAAGAATGGTATTGAATGACGCAAGACATTCAGTGTCTGAGAGTTGCCCTTAACACCAAAGTTAATAGACTCTCTAGCTCTAAACACAGCAAAGTTAATGGCTTCTTCTTCATTCATGCCTTTCTTTAACGCTTCTTTCTTCGCGCTTTCAAAGATAGCTACGCGAGTGGCAGCGTCAGATGATTCATGCATTCGCATGACATTGTGCATTAACGAAGACAGCATCTGCGGTGTTTTCTTTTCTTTGCCAAGCTGACCAAGGTACTCGTTTAAATCAACTGTGCTATCAACCGCTCCAATAACACCGCGCTCTGCAAGAATCTTAGCCGACTCAGAACTATTATTTAAAATCTTAGCAAACGCCACGGCAGAATGAAACGGCGTAACAATTTGATTGTTAGTCAACGAAGCGTGGATAGGATCGCGGATAAGCTGTTTAAACCAGAACATTGGGTTTACTAACGCACCAAAGCGCAGAACCTTTGTTGTTCCGGAAATAAACTTCATCACCGAATTAAGCTCGTAATTCATCATCTGAAACGCAGCGATATCGTTTGGATTCTCTGCGATAGCATGAACAATCTTACCGTCTTCTTTGTATCGAAGATTGATATTAGGATCATTAGGATTGTCTACAGTCTTAGCCAAGCCAAAGCCTTGTAGCTGCTCAATGGCAGTCTTGCGGGTTTGGTTCTCATACGCCACAGCAATTGTCATAGCGTACTGTTTCTGTATGTTTTCCCAAATGTTACGGTCTATGTCTGCGCCTTCTAGCTTGTAGTTCTTCGCCACATTCTTAGCACTTGAACCATGAAAGAATGATTCTGCTAAGTCTTCACGCGCTTTAAACAACGGCACATAGAATTTCTTGTCGCGGTATTTCTGCGCTTGTTCTTTGGAAATAATGCCAGTGTCTTCGCTGAGATCAGTCAGAGCATCGTTAACATCTTTCCAAATGCCAAAGATTTCCTTTAACTCAGGAACGTTTTTAAGCTGTGCCTCTGCCCATTGAATCTGTGCATCATCAACTTGCTTCTCGCGGTTTTTGCCAGCAAGCTCTTTTCCTTCCTTGCGAAACTTGTCAATCTTTCCTTTCTCGGATGCAATGGCAGAAGCCGTCATCCCGCCAGCTTTAACAGCAGCGTTTAAACTGGTTTCCATAGCGTCGGCATCATTGATTTTCTTCTGACCCTCTGCGTTCATTGCAGCGTCTTCTTCTTTGATATCAGCACCACGCAAAGCTCTAGCCACTTCAGCTACAAAACCACGACCACCTTTTAGCTTAGAAGCTTTGACGTAAGGATTTGAATCAAGCTTATCGGCAAGGATCAGACTACGAGCAATGTTGGATTTTGTACGCTTAATAACAATCGAACCATCGGTGTTTAAAACAGGAACGCCCGACTGCAAGCCAACGGTCATAATGTTAATGCTATTGGACTGCGTGTGCTTCAGCATATCAGCGCGAAGCTTGTTGTTAGCAAACTGAGACATTCCTTGGTTGGCTAATGTGTTCCCAAGGCTTGAGGTGTCATCCACTATGCCATTACGCAGCTTAGTGAAGTATCCGTCCTCACGCACAGCCTTAATAGCGTTCGTTGCAGCAGCGGTGACCTGTTGACCCGCAGACTGATTTGGAACGAGTTTAGTGTGGACTGCTGGCGGCACGTTATTGGTTAGTGAATAACGAATGTCATTAGACTCAGGACTAAACGCACCAGTGTTTCCAATGGCAGACTTAATTTGACTAGGCTCGTATACAGCTAAGTTTTTGCGACCATCTTCTTTGACGTAAAAACCATCAAATCCAGCGTCTTTAATTGCCTTTTGTATTTCGTTACTTTCTATAATCTCCCACACACCATTCTTAATTCTCTTTAAAAAATCAGCGGGTAACGGTGTTTTACTTTCTTGGTTGTTTTTAAAAACTCCATTTTTATTTAAACTTTGTACAAGCTGTTCGTAATTGCTTTCATTTTCATAATCAAATGGACGTTCTGCCCGTACAAACACAGGCATAATGTTCTGCCCTGTTTTTAAAGACTTAGTTATGCCCTCTTGGAAAAACTCTCCAACATCAAAAAATTCATTTTCATGTGGATATTTGTTTTTTGCAGCGTTGTCTTCAATTTCTTTTATCTTTTCTTTTGCAATCTTGCTAGTGATAAAGCCTTCCTTTACACCGAGCTTGTATGACTTTTTAAGATACGCCACCCTTTCTTCAGGGTTCATTTTTGCAAATTCTTCCCCAAGCAGCTCAACCTGACCATTGATCATGTATTGCATAGAATCAATGGCAAACTTTTCTGCAAAGGTTGGGTCACTAGTAATAAAAATGGCAGCAGCTTGCTTGGGGATAAACTCAGTAATGTCACGCGCAGTGCCGTGGTACATCACTTTAGGATCACCGTTCATATCAACGATGGCACTCTTTCCAAACCAACGTTTAAACGCATCAGTCGTCGTTTGTTTTAACAACGCAGGCGGGGTTCTAAGGGATGCTTTGCCTTGCAACTTGGTCTTTGCAAGGTCATCTGCCATTTCTTGAATGGCTTCTGGCGACATAACTCTGCTGCGTTTAAACGTTGTTGCAACCGGCTGGCGAACAACTCCAGAAGCACCGGCTTTAACCGGAATACCTTTCTGTGGTTCTTCTGCTGTTTGGTATTTTTTAGTATCTGTCGGAGTCTTGCCTGTCCAAACTATGTTTCCATACTTACCCATATTGCTCTGACGATAAGACGTAATCACAGAGTAATGGTCAGGACGTTCGGCAAGGATCAAAGACTCGGTTGTAATTGGGTTGTAGGCAATCAGGTTGTTGCGGTCACGATACAGTCGTGTAAAGGACTGCGCGGTCTTTTCTACGTTTCTGATTAAGTCTTCTAACAACTCTTTACTAGCCACGGGCGGCTTGCGTGTAGCGTCTTTTTCAATGCGTTTAAGGATGTGGGTAGCGCCATACCCTTTAGACGTATTAGCGTCTTCTAAGCCGACAGCCAGACGTATTGGCTTGCCTTCAATGTCACGGGCATCAGGCATCATGCCTAAGTTGCCAGTGTTGTTCAAAGATGTATCGGGAACCAAGAACGTAGCAGGCTCTAACGCACCAAGCGCCCTAGAAAAACGAGCGCCTTTCTCTGGTTCTGTCTTTGCGTAATGAACTTCGCCTACAGTGCCTTCGTACTTAGCTTCAATGTCGTTGTTTAAAACAACCATCATCCCGTAGTCAGGAACGGCATAGCCGTCGTAACCATTGTCGATAACGAAACTTTCAAATGCATTGCTGTCGCCTTGAGCTTTTTTATAAAGCTCAGACATTGTCTTCCCCGGACCCAGAATGTTGTCAAACTTCTGCGTGTAAACATGGTTGCCCACACCGGACTCACGCATAGGCATCGTGCCGTTTGCGCGTGGGATGTAGAAATAAATCCGTTTGCCAATGCGAGAATCTTTAGCCTGAGCAAGTCTTTTGGCTTCAGCACCCTTTAATCCTGTGCCGTAGTAGCCACCGGAGAGGATGTTGGTTTTGGTCTTGCCGTAATGAGAGCCTGCGTAGCTTACTGCGTCTTCTTTTCTGTTATTGAAAGAGATGCCTGACCCGCCGCTGTCGCTGGGTCGAAGGGCAAGTTGTTCAGGTCTAAGGGAGAATTTCCCTCCTGATTCCTGTTGATCGCTTGCACCGCCCACTGCTCCTCTTTCGGCTCTTTCTGCGTCTGAATATCTTTTAGCTGCCGCTTCAACATGTTGACGTATATCTCCGCCGAACCAGATTCTTCTAGGTTTTTGATTTCCTGCTGAATCTCTTGTGCCAATGTAGTCATTGTAATTTTCCTTTCCAACAACAAGCGTGTCATATCTTAACATTTCTGCGTGTGCAACACCTTCTTGCCTTGCAACTTCAGAAACAATTTCACCAAGAATCTTTCTTTTACCGGCTAAAACTCTTGAGATTTCATCGGGTTTTAAAAACTTTTTACGAAGGTCATTATCCCAACGCATAGAAATTTCAGGCACATATTGCAGCCTTACACCAATGTATTTATCTGAACCGTCTGTAGCTCGTGGATCAACAGCAAGTGTAAATCCATCTTGACCTTTGCTTGTAAACTTTTTAAGCAATGGCAATGCGTCTTGCAAAGCTTTTTGGTCTTTAAAATATATCTCAACACCGGGACGGGCGTTTAAACTGTCTTCGTTTGGAGCCAGAACCTTAGATACAAAGAAGTCGTATTGATTTTGTTCTTTAGATGTTGACGCAAGAATAGAAACAACTTGAGCTGGATCAAACTTGCCTTGTTGTGCAACCCACTCTGTGTCAAAAGATGCTTCTACCGTACCGCCATAAAGACCTTTTGTTTCTTTGCTTCGGAACGTAACAACGCTTTTATCTCTACCAAGAGCATTTAGCAACACTTTCTTAGCAAAGTTAACAACGCTTTCTGATGGCGGTGTATCGCCTTCTTGCACAGAATGAGCAGCAACATAACGCTCTACTGGAGAGTTTTGAATGTTCTCTTCAAACGAACCGCCCTCACCAACTTTAGAAGTCCATCCTTTGTTGCCCCACAATTCTTTTTCCGCAAACCATGCAATAGCTTGCAAGTCAGGAGGAGCAATATCAATGCCTTTTGCTTTTAGGTCTTTGGAAACTTTATCCATGACCGCAGCACCAAAACCAAATTCGCCGGTAACCTTGCTTGCACTGGCGTTCCACATCCCTGTCACGCCTTTTTCGGCAGGAGGAGGAATGCGTTTAAACGAATCTTTGCTAACGTTGTTTGCTACTCGACGCAGCATCCTAGCAGCCCATACGTCAATGGTTGCCATGTCAGATTGACCAATAAGGTTCAATGCAAAGTTACGAGCCTTTGGAGCCTGTCCGGGGACTATGGCTCTCCACATATCAGCTAAACCAAGCATGGCGTTAGTAGAATTCATGCCGTACAGCTTGCCGCTAATCTGCCTAATCTTTTGTGCAGCAGGATATTTAGACGGAACGCCGCCAGTGTCTAGATACTGAGTAAATGCTTTCATCTCAGTATCAAAATCACCGCGAGCAAAACGCTTTAATACGTCAATTGAAAATTTCCAATTGGTATCAACAGGCGTGTTTGGGCTAGTTGCCCCAAGCAGGTCAGCAAGAATGTCACCAAATGCACCGTAATCTTGACGCAAAGATTTAGCTACACCTTTGTACCAACTCTTGTGTGCAATGATGCTTAAAGCGTTTTTGTCGCCTTTGTTAGCGCGTCTGTAAATGCCTTGAATCTGCTTAGTAAACGCATCAGCTACCCTGTCCATCCATACTTGGTCAATCTTAGATGGTGCTTTGTTTTTGTCAGGCGGTGTTCCATAACCGTATGTAATTGGCTCATATTTAGGAAACTCAGTGCCTGCGATAGGATTGCCAAGGTCGTCTAATTTTTGATCAATGCCAATAACAGTTAAGTTATCCCAACCCTGAGTGGCAGGAAACTGTTTCTTTTGCTTTTTAATGGTGCTAAGAATTTCAGCAGTCTGCGCTGGAGATAGGTTTAAACGCGCAGCATCATCTTCAACAGATTTAGTTTCTGCCTCGGTAAACACAGCACTTCTAGCGGTCTTCCTAACTTCGCGGTCAATGTCTAGCTTATAAGTTTTTTCTTCCGGCAAACTATATTTAGGCTTAGACTTAGGCTGAACACCCGCACGACCCGCAGTCATTCTTCCGCTTTCAATGTTGCTAAAGATACTCTTAGCTAAGAACAATTGTTCTGCGTCAGTCACTCCGTTGCCCATGAAGAATTCACGAATAGCTTGAAACACATTGTTTAAACGCCGCATCAGGTTTGCAATCATGCCTGATGGTGGTTTAGTCTCTGTGTAGAAGCGGAATGCTTGTGCAATAGCTTCTTCAGCCATGTACTCGTCAAAGGTTTGTGTAGTATCACCGTCTTTTTCGTACTGCGCTTTGTACGCTGCTTGTAACTCAGGACTATAGAATTGGTTAATCCACTTCTTCTTAGCCATGTCGGTGAGGACTTTCCACTCACCATCGGTAAACGCACCAAGTTCTTTTAACGCATGGATGACTTCGTGACGCATCACACCCATTGGATTGTCGCTATCCAAAGCCAGTGTAATAACACTCTTAAAGTACATACCTTCTGCGCCGCCTCTGATAGCATCTACAAGACGTAGACCCATCTTCTCTAGACCAAAGCGTTTAAGTATTGGCAATAGTTGTTTTCTAACATCGTCAGCCATAGCCTTAGCTTCAGGCGTGGCAACTACGTCAGTTAACGAATACTTGCCCTTATTAAATGTTTGAATCTTGGGCGTTTGTTCATCAGTCTTTTGTTGGAACGGAAGCTGTTCGTAACGACCATCTTCTGACACTTCAAGCTTGCCTGCGTACTGAGAGGCTTGTGGAGCGTCACTACGCTGACCAAACTGTTCGGGTGGTGTTCTAGCAGCGGTTCTGTTTGTAGGCGCAGCCGGAGCAGTACGTCCTTCGGGCGCTAAAAATTTTCCTGTAAATTCTTGTGAAGCCTGTTTTGGTGCTGCTTCTGGAACACCAAATTGTTCAAAGAATTCAGGACCATACATCTCTTTAAGATGTTTTCTTTTTTCTTTATCAAACGCAGCTTCTACCTCTAATAAGCGTTTGCTTTTAGTGTTTAAAGCTACGTCTTTATCTGCTGCAATCTCAGCAACGCTGTCATAGGGTATGCCAAGACCTTGATCCCGAATCATACGGGCTTCTTCAGGCGTAGCTACACCGTTGCGATTGGCAATGTTTTCTTCAATACTGCGGCGTAACTTTTGGTATATTTCAACAAATGGCGCAAGCTCGGCAGAAGGTACATTTGCTAACAATTCTTCGCCACGCTTGCCTGCCAGAGTCTTTAAATCTTTTTGAGCAAGATACTCATTATTCATGCTTTCAGCATCTGCTGATTCAATGCGTCTCTGAGCCTCTGCCTGCGACACTACAGGCGTTTCAATTGGAGGGGCGACATAAGGCTGCTCCATCGTGCGCTGTTCGATTGCAAAGCGTCCCCCCATTGTTGGGTGAGGAACAATGGCAAGACTCTCAGGGTCTTCACCTTTTGCAATAAGGTCTTCTTTAAGCACCGCTAGGCGTTGACGCGCAGCACGAGGAACCATTGGGTTGGGGTCTAGCATGACAGCACGAGGCGTACCACGCACCTGACCTGTTCCTCCCACTGTAGACGCAGACGCTTCTAAACGCCTACGGTCAAATGCAAACGGCTCATTCTGCGCTTGTGCTAACTGCTCTGACTGTGCGTCAACAAGCTTTCGACGCTCTTCAGCAGACACTGGAGCAGGAGCAGTATAGGGAACAGCTTGAGACGGAGAGACAGGCATAGGCTGTCTTTGATCCGTGTAGCCAAGTTCTTGTGCGGCGCGATCAAAGGCAGCTTGCTGTGCGGCAATGCGACCTTCTTCCGTCATGCGTGGACGAGGTGTACCAACAGCGTTTAAATCTTGTGTAGCCATCCGCTGGGCTTGTTCCCGGACACCTTCTGCACCCGGAGTTAGCAAATCAGCGGCAGTGTAACCACCTCCTCCAACTACGCCAGTAGCACGGTCAATGCCTTCTTGCGTTGAGTATGCTGGAGGTATGACAGTGGGTGTAAACGGCTCAGGGGCAATCTGGACGGGAGGCTGTTCAGTAATAGGAGGTTCAACAGCAGGCGGCTCAGTGGCTGTTGGGCGGCGCATTGCACCCGCAGCAGCACCTACACCAAAGCCAGCAAGTCCTTCCATTGTTCCTGCGCTATAAACACCGCGCATAGTAGGTACATCATAGCCTTCACGTTGCAAAGCTATGTTTTTAGAAGCTTGTTCTGTGCCGCCTTGTAAGAATTCTGTTCCGCCCTCTGGAAGACCCGCAGCAGCAGCCCTCGTTAATGCACCTCTCTGCGCTACTTTTTCTGTAATTCTTTTAGACATGCCGGGAATTAAGGCTTTTTCAAGACCCGTTGATCCTGCTACTCCACCTAACAATGTGTTGGCTAAGATTAAATCAAGATTCTTACCGCCGTACTCTTGTGCTTTTGTAGCAGCTTGCTCAATAACTTCTTTAGGCAAATTGGATTGACTTAGTTCTTCTACAACGGCATCGTAAATGGCGCTTTTACCAGTGCCAGTACCCATTGCTGCACCAGTTAAAACTCCTGCTGTTCTAGCGCCAACCTTTAAAGCTGCACCCGCTAAACCACCTGCAAGCGTTGGGATAGCAGTGCCAAAAACCTGTGCCATTAAATCTACAGGGGCAACTGTAAGAGCAGAAAAACCTGCTTTAATTTGCTCAAGAACGCCTTTGTCTTCGGCTTCCTTCATAATGCGAGCAATTTCTTTTTGGTCGTTTTTAGCCTGAGCAGACAACAAGCTGCCAACGTAGTCTTCTACACCACGCAGGCTTTTAGAAATAGGATTGTCAGCGCCAAAAACATCGCTCAACATACGAACGCCGCTAACAACACCTTCAGTAACTTTTAAAGGTATGTCAGCCACTTGTCGTAACGGACTTTCTTTTTCTTCTTTTGGATTTAAATAGTTAAGAAGGTCTGCGTTTGTGTACCCAGTTTCACGAGCTTTTGCCGCATCAAAATTCTTTTCTGAAGCTAAAAAATCAACAATATCAGATTCGGAATAGCCAGCTTTTTGTGCTTTAAGTACGTCAAAAGCCATAATTATTCCTTATTTCTGAAATTGTTTAGCTGTATTAGAGTTTAACGGAGGTAAATTAGTTTTTGGAGTAGCAACGCCGTAATTTGGCGGTGTGTAATCTAAGTTATACAATGATTTTTGCAAAGCCCCCATTCTGGTGTGATATTTTTTCAAGTCATTATCTTCTGCTTTTGCTTTGGCTACAGCTTGATTATATTTTTCCATTTGACCCGGTTCAAATTGACCAAATGCGTCCATTTTAAACAAACCTTTAATATTGTCTTCAATTTGTTTTTCACGCCTGCTAATTCCTGCAATAGTATTGTCTTCAGTACGAATCATTAACGCTTTATCTTGTTGACTTAAAGCATCGGCTTTATCTGAAGAGCGAGCCTCACGGTCTGCTGTCCTGCCAGATTCGCGGTCAGCTAAGGCAGCACGTTGATACTCATCCATGCTTCTATAACGTTGTGCGGTAATCAAACCTTTGTTTAACGCAGCATTTTCAGCAGCACGTTGTTTGGCTGAAGCACCATATTGAGCAATGCCCATAGATGCACCTTGACCAATGTTAGCCATAGCGTTAGGCGAAGTTCCTCCCATCATGCCAAGACCGGCTTGCAAGATAGCCATGTATTTGTCTTCTTGCTTTTGACGTTTTAACTCTTCGCGCTGATTCATAATGTCTTCGCGGATTAAGTCGTACTCGCTTTTTTGTCTTGTGCCAGTAGAGCCAGCGCTAGAACCGCTGCCAGAGCTTGTGGTGTCGCTATCAAGTTTTTCAACACCCGATGCAGAACCAGTTTTAACTTCAGGTGCGCTAGAAATACCGCCCATGCCTTGTTCTTCAGGAAACTCTGAGGTTCCTGCAATAACAGATTGAATTCTAGGTGCGGCAGATGGTGGAATAGTATTAACAGGTGTTGGGTTAACAACACTGTTTACTTGCTCTGGTTTTTCGTAAACCGTACCTTTACCGCGCAAATACGGTTTTGCTGTCTTATTCCACCACTGCCCTAATGCAGGAGCTTCTGAAGAAACGCCAACATCTTCTGGAGAAGAAGCAAAATTGTTTAATATTTCATCTAAACGTTTATCTTCTTCTGAGCGAGTGTCATTAGTTCCGCCGCCGTAAAAATGAGCTACGCCGCCTTTGTTTAAACGAGCAATACCACCTTCAGCCATGTTTGCACTGTGAATAGCTCTAAGCGACGAGCCGTACTTTGGCGATGTTGCGTATCCACTGCGACCTTGATATTCAATAGCTTCTTCAGGAGTCTGAGCAGAAGCAACCTTGGCGTAACGAGGATGCTGCATTAGGCGTAAGTAGTCAGCAGCAGAGTCTTCCATGCCTTTATAAGTACGAAAGCTTTCATTAGAGGTGTAGTAGCCACGCTCAGGAGAGTATTCCTTAGTGCTTTGCTTGTTACCGCCAGAGCCTTTAATGCCAAAGTAATTATTACCACCGGCAAGAGCTTTTCCATACCCGGTTTCTAAAGCAGATTGTGCAGCGCCAACACGAGCAATAGCTTCAGGGTTTTTAAATCCCATTTCCTCTGCTTTTGCTTTTAGTACGCCGTACATGTTTTTGTAAAAATCACCAGCAGGAGCTTTAATACCGCCTTCAACGCTTGGTGTGCGGTTTACATCGGCAGACTTAGGAGTGCCACCCTGTTCGGCAGCGTTTAAACGTTCTTCAATAGCCTGTGCGTATTCTTGTTCTGCCAACTGGTCTTCATATTCTTCTTGGTCAAAATCTTCAACATCCCCACCGTTAGCAAAAGAAACAATGCCGCCATCATTCATAGCCTGCGCTGGTAGGTTGCTTGGTACTTGATCAATACCAGAGGCTTCTGCCATGACTTGTTGGGCAATAGGAGGCTCAGTAGGAGCTTGAGCAACCTGAGCCTGCTTGGCTTGCTTCATTTTTTCTTGCATCATTGGAATGCCAATGTAAGCAGGGACTGTACCGTTTTTTACGGCTTGTTGAAGCTGACCAATGCTAAGTTTTTCTGCATTTGCCATTAAGCTAACTGGGTTCATTGATATTCCTTCATGGCGTTGTACATGCCTAATGTGTCAAGCCCATCACTTTCTTTAATCTGACCGCCACGAGCAGAACCTGCGGGTTTATTCATCATGTTGTACATGCCGTATGCACCAATACCCGCTGTTCCAAGACCAGCAGCTTGAGAAATCATACTTGGGTTTTGATACATAGATTGCGACTGCTGTGTCAAAGGTAAACCACGCAGCAAATCGGACATAAAGCCAATCTGTTGGTAAGGATAGTTTAACTGAGCTTGATACTTTTGATAGTCTGTATCTAAAGCTTTTTGTTGCAATGCTTGTTGCTGAGTTCCGGCTGACAACATAGCTTGGTTGGCTGCTTGCTCTTGTCCAAACTGAGTTTGACCTAACTGCCCAAGAGTACTGGCAGAGGCTCCTGCTTGCCCTAAACCGGCAAGTCCATACTGACCCGCACCTACAGCTCCTTGAACGCCTTGTTGCCCTGCTTGCAGACCCTGCAAGCCAAGGTTAGCGCCAAACTGTTGAGCTTGCTGCCCTTTGTCAAAAGCAGTGCTATAACCTTGACCAATCATTTGGTTCATAGCAATGTTTTTATTGCGTTGATTCTCTGCTGCCATTAATGCTTCACGGCTACCGCCAAACGCACCTGACTTAGAAGCGTTACCCATTTGTTGAGTGCCAGTAATGTCGTACTGACGCTGAACTTCTTGCAAAGCAGGCTGAAGCGAAGCTTGCAGATACGGGTTCATGTACGCTTGTTGCGCGGCAGGATTGGTTGCCTGTTGTGCGTATCTGTCTCCAGAACCCGCAGCCATTGCGCCCAAACCTAACGATGCGTTTTGAAGTTGTGCTGCTGTGCCTTGCGTACCAAGACCGTATTGACCAGTCATGTACGCTATGTTTGATGCATCGCTTAATTGAGGCGCAATCTGTTGGCTACCCACGTTCTGAAATGCTTGGTTCTGCATCGGGGTAAACGTAGCAACTTGCTGACCCTGATACGGCTGATACGGGTTGTTGGTTGTATCAGTTAACGCAGCAGCTTTACCTAATGTACTTTCTACATAAGGCTGTGCGTAAGCAGGAATGTTGGTGTTTTGAACCGTTGTTGTAGTTGGTGCGCTACCGCCACCACCTTGAGGCTTAATTTGCCCACCGACTTTAATAAAAGCCCGTTCGGGTAACATATCCAAATGGTTGTACTTCATAGCGTAACCTCAACAATTTTGTATTTTTCAACGAACCCAAAGCGTTGCCATAGCCTAGCAACAGCGTCATTAACAGCACCTTCTATGGATGTAGCCCCAAAGCTTTGTAATATTTGGCACATCTGTTTAAACGACTCTTTACTAACAATTAAACGACCACCAATGTAAGTAATAAAAGCAACACGGTGGTTAGGACGATTAAACAAATTTACCGTTGCTGCACCAATAATCTTGTCATCTTCTGTTGCAACCAATAAAACCCACTGACCACCGGTAACATAAGCCTGAATCTGGTCTAACGTGTAATCTTTATCGCCGGTCTGTTGTTCAACTGCCGACTGTATAAACCCCGAAACAGCACCCCAAGTTTGGTTCACATACTGTATTGGGACATGCTGTACGTTCATGTTTCAAACCTATTAGCCTTTCGTATATTTTCATCGGCGGGTATTACTTGCAAATTCCAAGGAACATGCAGACCGGAAACATTTTTACCCTGAAGCGGAACAATATGGTCTACATGATAGTTTAAACCGATAGACCGTAAAGCCGCACAGTACTTGTATGTAAACTCAATCTCTGCGCTTTGCACTACATCAAGCCAAGGTGGAGTTCTTTGAATTTTTGACGCACGACGCTTTATGGTGTCTGCACGAACCTTTCCAATATTGTTTAACTTCCAAGTTTTATTATTTTCTTTATGTTTTGTGCGCCATTCAATTGTATTTTTTAGCTTGTGTACAGATTTTCTTTTTTCCTCACGTCTAATTTCTTTTGTTTGTGCGTAATAATTTTTGCGTTGTAAATAAATTTTTACTAACTGTTCTGGTGTTTTGTTTGCCCATCGCCGAGCATTTCCACCGCCAACAGTAGCTAATTTTTTTACTTTTAGCTTTACACAATCAGAACATGCTCTGTCTTTGACGTATCTATAGGTTAAATGCCCGTGCTTGCACTCTTTACCCGTGTAGTAAAGATTATGCCCAACAACACGAGCTTCTGCTAAAGATTTAGGCAGGGAGTTGATTTCTAGCTTTTGCATCAAATGCAACCTTGTTTTTACCAACCGTTTTACGTCGAGCAGATTGAATCCTGTCCATCATTGCATAAAGTTGTTTTGCCCCAGCATCCGTTGAACCATTGCCTAATTCAGAAACAATTCTAGAAGGCACTACGAACTCGCCATCGGCAAGTCTTGCCGGTTGTTTATTGCCAATGACCGCCGGTATATCGTCGCTTGTGCCGTTGCCGGGTCCTTTAAGTAACTGACCACCATCAGAGTAGCCACCCAAATGACCGCCCATAGCGTAGCCAATACCTTGCATCGGATACTGTGGACCTTGGTTTAAACCGGCAAGACCAAGTTGACGGTTACCATCATCTGGTTCAGGGTAATAACCACCAATCCCGCCACCCATTGCATATCTAGGATGTTTGTCAGCTATTAACCCACCGTCAGCATCTCCTCCTGTATTTCCGTAATAATCAGTATGGGCATCTGGAATAAATTCGGTGTACCCTTGATTAGCAAACATCTGCTGCACCTCTGCCATTCCGCTTGATGGGTCAACAGGAAAAACAGAAGGCACATTAAACTCAGGCGAACCCTCGTTTGGGTTAAAAGGGCGTGTTGGCTGATTAGTCTCGTAGTTATAAACTTCAGCAACAGGGTATCTGTCGTAATATCCGGGTCCTGAATATATATCTTTAGGACCCATCTCGTTGCCGTAAGTATCAAAAACGCCGCTGCTACCACTACTACCACCGCTACCGGTAGCGGGTTTTTTAGCCGCGATAATTTGTGCAGCAGTTTTGACTGGCTGTTTTGTAACAGGATCAATTGCCTCACCACCACCACCGCCAACACCTGCTATTCCACCGCCTCCAGTGTTTGCATACTTAACAAACGACGGAGCTTGATACTGAAACGCATCAGGAACCTGTCGTTGCGGTGCAGCATAACGTTGTTGAATCTGAGCCATTTGAGGCTGAATCAATGGTTGTGCAATGCCTTGCGATACAGCAGGAGGTTGATAAGGTTGTTGAGCTTGTTGAATTGCTGCTAAAGCTTCAAGCGTAGGATTTGCTCTGCTCTCGCGTTGTTCTTCTGTTGTAACGTCACCACCTTCAGCCATGCCAATTATGCCGCCATTGGCAACTGACCTTGTGCCAAAATCAGAAGCTTTGATAGGAGCTTGTGCGGAGTAAGTTTGATTAGATTGATTGTAAGAATACGGACGAATGTAACTAGTTTGCTCAGGACTTCCGCCGCTTCCTTGCGGCTTTAATGCCATTAAACCTAAAGCACCCAGCCCCAACATGCCTTTGTTATCAGCAAGAGTTTTGCCAAAACCTGAATCAAAGAACCCTGTTCCCGCTGTTTTAGTTGCTGCTTGATTTGACGCAGTGTTTGCAAGGGTTGGCACACTCGATGCTGCCTCAGACAAAGGAGCCGCAGCATTAGGAAACATGCCCGTTACAGAAGGAATTTGATTGCCTATAAGCTGTGAACCATTAACCGTAATGCCAGAACTTGGCAGGCTAGTAATACCTGCGTTAACCGTTTCTGCTAAAGGAGCCGAGGTAATGGTGCTTTCAGCAATTGGCATTGCAACAGTAGCAGCTTCACTCGTAACTCCTCCAACCAAACCTGTAGCAGGAGCTAAAGCACCACCTAAAGCGCCTGTAGCACCACCTAACGCTGCGCCTTTAAGCACATCATCCATTTTTTTGCCTTGCAATGCAGCAATACCGCCACCCATTGCAGCACCAATAGCTAAACCCCACATAATAGGCATGATTAAGACCCTTCTATAATTTCAGGCGACTCAAGACCAGTGCCGCGAAGATTGTGTATGCAACAGAAAACTACGTCATCAGTTAATGCTTTAAATGCGTGTGCCTTGCCAGCTTGTACTTTAATAATGGCAGGGGCTGTGTAAACGCCCATCAACTTGCTGTCTTGCCAAGCCTCAACTGTTCCACGGGAAACAATTGTCATGTGATCATGTGCGTGAATATGCTGACCGGCATAGCTTTCAGCTTTTTCCATTGAGTAAGCGCGAACCCAAATATCATCAACTTCTGCAAACTCAATGTATTCATGCTCAACTGGAACGTAGGTATTCATACCTTCACCTTTAAAACATTACCGGCAGTAGTATCCCGATATACATCACCAGAACGCAGCGCACCAAGGCTGGTTTGTGTGGGAAGCTTGTCTATATTCAAGTTTAAACCACTTGCCGCAGAAAATCCCGGATTATCTAACTGTGCAAAGTACAGCCGCAACACGTTGGTTAATTGCTCAAAATATATTCTGTCGTACTCTTGTGGAGCAACAGGCAAGTTTGGAGACTTAGTTGTGCCAGTAGACATACCTACCTCCTGCCGTCTGGTCTAACATCGATTCTTGGTGCGCCTAGCTGCCATGCCACGCCCAGTTCATTGGACTCAATCCTAAACGCCATTTGCCGACCCCGCAGGCGGGTATAGACCTGCCCATCAAAGAGCTGAATGTTGTATGACCGACTAACTGCATAGTTGTCTGCGCTTTGCACTTCAGGACTGTTTGCTGCGCCATAAGCCGAACCAGCGTTTTGACGAGGTTTAATTGTCATTGTGACGTAAGGATTATTAACGTTTGAGCCGTTAAAGTTAACGTCAGGCAAGATGCGCCAGACAAAACCAAAGTTATGACCATCACCAATATCAAAGTCAGAAGACTGAATGTAGGCTTCGATTGGCACAGGGGTAGTTCCAGCAACGTCATCTACGTCAGCCTCGTGGTACAAAGTTCTGCCTGTCAACGTGCTGCTGTCGTAGTTAGTAGCCATTGGGTACTGACGCAAACCAGAATCTAACCATGCTGTGCGTGACATTGAGCCGTAATACCAAGCTTTATCAAGGTAGTTGTAAATAACGTATTTGTCTACAGACGTTGAATCGACTGAGCAGTAAAACCACCAGACTTCGTTGTAACTTTCGTTGCCACCACAGAACACTTGATAGGCTTGGGCAATGTTAATGTCATTAAAAATATACTGACGTAACGAACAAGGCAAGGTTTCTACACGCCCAGAGTACATGTAAAACTTGTCAACACCCATCCAGTAAGTAATGTTGTTAACCGTGATCATGCTGTTTGGGGACATGACGGAGATATTGTCCATCAATATATTAAAACCCCAGATATATGGCGGTCCTAAATACTGCATTGAATATAAGGCTGAGTCAGTCCACACCAAAATCTCTTGGCGGGTGTTGATGTATGAGACGATAGAAGAGCCGTGCGACAGGGGGAACTCACCAGACTGATTGGTAATAGCAGGAACCCATTCATACGGGTTATTTTGGTCTGACCAACGTACCAACATTGGGTTAAATTCAGTATTAGGGTCGCCTGAAACGTAAGAGTTAGCCCCAAAAGCAATAACAAACCGTTGAATAGACGATGCTGAAACTTCAAGCGTTTGCGTGGGAACATAAGTACCTGCATAGCCTGCGGCAGTAGAAAGCGTAGACAAAGCCTGCGCCCGAACGCTTGTGCCAGTGCTTGCTACCCAATAATAAATAGCGCCGTTTCTAGGCGCAAGAACTAAGTCCTGCCCGTAGTTATCGTTTGACCACAAGCGCAATTGAGTGTTTGAAGACGTACCAACACCCCAAGTTCCAAGACCCCAACCACCGCCGCCCCAACCAACCAGAGGAATCTGCGTAACTGTACCTACGTTAATTTGATACTTAGCTACCGTAGCACCGCCGCCATTACCTACATCGCTTGCATTGGCTAGGGTTACAACGTTGATGGTGTAAGTATTAGCTGTTGGTACTGAAACAATTTGGTACTCTTGATTCAACACCGTGGCAGTGATTGCACCGCCTAACGACACAGCAAGCGTGTAGGTTACAAAGTCACCAACAATACAACCATGAGAAGCATCAGTCACCGTCAATACGGCTGATCCGTTTGTTGCTGCAAAAGTAGCTGTGCCTGTTGTTGTCTTGCGGATAGGCGTAATGTCGTAGTAGATGCCGCCGTTTTCAATGTAGTACTTTAAGTTTGTACCGAGACCGAGCAGATTAGCACCACCTAAGGTAACCCAGTTCCACAATGAGCGGCAGATGCCTTTAAACGTGCTTGCTGACAGACGTATCCAACCGCCAATCTTTTCAGGAAAGCCAGAACGAAACCGAATATTGTCGCAGTCATACCAGCCACCCTCGTTGGAATAGTTAGTTCCCTCGCGGTTGACCCCCGGACGCATAGTCAGTTTTTGTAGTGGCACGTTTAAACTCCCTTACCCAAGCATACTTGAGGCTTTCAGTTTAACTGCTGCAACACGATTTAGCCACCCTGTGCCGTAGACGGTAAAAGAATCAAGACTGCGGTAAAAAGCTTCTTTGGCATCGCTAAAGTCTTGAATTAACTTAACAGGGTCAGCAGCCTGCACCGCAGCCATTGTCATCGGTCCAAAGCCACCATCGGCAGGTACACCTACGGCAGTTTGCAAGAGCTTAATTGAACGACCCGGACCGGCGTTTACACCCATATCAAACACTAAATAATCAATCCCGCTTGGCAGCTCGTCAGCACGAACAACGTCCCAGTACTTCTTCTTGTACAAGGGTTCAACATCCGCAGGGGTTAGCTTACGCATATCGTCATGGGTGACCTGATGCCCAACGTGCTGCTCCCAGTTGAACTGGGTCACGCCCAACATAGTTGAGCCTTTACGCCCGTCTGGTAGCTTGTTGCCGTTATCACGCTCGTCGTCTGTGAAGCCGCCCTCTGATGCGAGCATCTGTTTAAACGCTTGATCCCAATTGCTAATCATTTACTCATCTCCGTGCTTGCTAGGTTAATACGAGTCTTTGCTTGTGAAATGTCTTTGGGCGGTATCTTGAAACCCACCGCTATGTAGCCTACAAAGCGCCCTTGTTCTGGGGGTACTGAGCCACGGCACATATATGTCACACCATGTTTGACAGCGTACTCACCGAGTTTTGAGCTTGGCACAAACGGATCGCAGGCTACTTCGCCTTGAAACATCGTGATGACCGCACGGTTGCGTTCAGGCGAACTGGTAAACAAGGCGTTGATTACGCCCTCAAGCGATTTTTCACGCCCCTGATTGCTCATTGCTAAGATGGTTGTGCGACTGTTTGACTGAAGATTGACTGAGTTAACCACCACCACATCTGCGCTTAGGTCGTAAATCAAAGACTTGGCAATAGCCTCAACCAACAATGGCTCTTTAAGTTCCGTCTTCTTGCTACTGATTGCGCCAAGAATGACCTGCCGTGAGTCCCAAGCAAAGTAGCCAGCAAACGCAACAAACGCAATTAGCACCACTGAGATCAGCTTGAACGGACTGTCTACCCACTTGATAAGATCAACAACCTTGTCTGTAAAGTCTGGGTTCCTAACAGGCGCAGGTTTTGCAACCCGTTTTACTGGCGCTCGTTTAACCGCAGGCTTTTTAGCCGTTACCATTACTTGTCGCTCTTTTCGGGCGTTTTG